TACTTTCAACCGCTGCCTGAAGTTCTTTGGTTGGTGCATTCATAGATTTAAAACCTTGTCTAAACTCAATCAAGTCAAATCCTTCTTCATACAACTTTGGTGCAATGTGATGTGAGTTCCAATTGTCATATGCAATGGATTGAATATCATATATCTTATTTAACTGACCAAGTTTGTATATTATGAAATCATAGTCAATTACATTCCCACTTGTTTCTTCAATAAATTCATCACGAACCCATTCACGATAATTAATATTTTTTTTGTCCGCTGATTGTGTTCCTTTATCTTCAGGTAACCAAAACCAATTTTTAGAATAATACTTTTCATCTATTTTCCAAACTAAACTGAATGCAGTGATGTCACTTCGTGATGATAAATCAAGTCCACCATAACAAGGATATTCACGCAACATTTCATCATCAAAATCCCAATGTGATTTGGTCCATACCTCATCATTAATCCAACCATCTTTTGATTGTGTCCAAACATTTAGATAATATCTTTTAAATGAATTCAAACTTGCTGCACTCACCATTGCTTTGTTTGCTTCCTTTTCATAGGCACGTTTGCCAATTGATATGTTGTAATTTGGATTTGCTTTTTTCCAAGTACGTTCATCAAATGGATCATCTTCTTTGTCTGCACCATAAATGCAAACAAGTTGTGATTCATCTTCAATCAAACCTTTTGCAATGTCAATTGCTTGTTCATGCCTTTGGTATCCAATACCATATAAATCAGAACCAGCAGTTGTGATAATAAATGACAAAGGTTGTTTCCTTGCACCTTGTGATTTCTCAACCATCTCAAGAACTTCATTGTTTTTGTGAACGTGCAACTCATCAATAATTGCCAGTTGTGGATTAATTCCATCTTCGCCACCAGCTTCTTTTGACAATATCTGATATGTCTTTAAACCACCAATGTGGTCAGGTGCAGTGATTGAGTTTCGGTAAATGTTGCACTTGGATTTTAATCTTGGTGATTTTTGAATTACTTGCTTTGTTGCATCAAATACTAAACCAGCTTGTTTCCTTCCCCAAGCAACACCAACAATTTCAGAACCGCCCTCGCGTTCTATATCAATAAAAACACACGCAATTGATGCAGCCAAAAATGACTTACCTGATTTTTTTGGAATCTCAATGTATGCACTTGTGTATTTTCGAAGTCCAGTTGCTTTGTGTTTCCAACCAAACAAAGGTTTTATAATATCATCCTTTTGCCATTGCTCCAAAATAAATGGTTCACCAGCTTTGTCACCTTTTACGTGCTTTACATTTTCTTCAATATATCGAACCACAATATTTGCAGTCCTTTCATCAAAGTAGTATTTATCTAAATCAATATTTTTAAAATTAGTTTTATATGCCATCAGAATATATGTCCTTATCTTCTTCAGGTTTTTGTTGTAGTTGGATTCTTGTTCTTGCCGATGGACTAAATCCAAATTCTTGCGACAAACGCAAAAAGTCCTTTCTTAATTTGTTTAGTTCCATATATAATGGATCAATTTTTTTCATTCCTTTGTCATCAAGATAATACCTTCCTTTCGTGTTTTCTTTTAACCATTCAAGTTCACTATACACATAACAATATTCTTTAAATAAAGTCAAGTCAATAAATGAAATATATCCATACAATTTTTGTGATTGCATAAGTTGTTGTGTCCACATTTTTTTTGCAACATCATTTAAATCTTCAGGTGGAGCTGGAACTTCGTTGTAAACCCAGTCTAAAGATTTTGCATCTGCAATCTGATCGTTTGCACGTGTTACGTTTATTGTGCCTTTTGCTTTTAGCACTGCAATTGGTTGTGGTGTTGGCCCCTTTCTACCCATCCCTTAACTTGTAAATGTGTAAAAAAAGCCCCACGAACGTTTGCAGTACATATTGTTGTAGATTTCAAACCCCCCTATCCCTATTAAATTATTCATGAAAGTGTCTATGTTCATCATCAGTAAATTCCTTTCCATACTTGTTATATATACTGCAATCTCCAATTACAAACGCATCTTCAAATGGAAAGTATTGGATTAGTAGTTCACAAAACTTTTTATCAGGTAAATGAAAACCATATCGTGATGAATATAATTCTTCTGCTGGTTTATTTATCATCTTACCCAAGAACAATGGCAATAGATTCTGTGTGGCAATCTCTTGGATTGCATACAAGTCATCAGCATCTAACAAGTCCACATCAAAGTATGGTTCATTGTACTCATAAAATCCATCAACAATTTGGTTAACCTTCATAATATTCTTATCTCTAAATAATAAACACCAAAATCAAATATCAATGCCTTTTCATTATTAAAACGATTGAAACTTAATCCAAAAGATATTTGTTCTTTATATTCTCCTATTTCAATTCTCATAATTAATCATTGCAAGTAGTAGTGCATAGTTAGCCAAATCCATAATTGAATCATTAATTGATTCATTCTTTGGTTCATCATTACTATTAAGTAACACACCAAGTCTTGCAACCTTTGTTGCTATAAGGTTTAAACAATTAAGTTGTGCATTCCCACCAGCTATTTGACCAGCCATCTTAAAGTTTGATAACCTATCTACATTGGCATAGTCATCACCTTTGTTTAGTAGTACATCACGCATCTTGTTTATGTACTCATCAAAAAAATCTTCTTGTTCTTGTTTTGTCATATCGCTACAAATTTAATAAATTATTTTATCATCTTTTAAACACATTGCTTCAAAGCCCATTTCACGCAATTGGTCAATCCTATATCGTTGCAATGGCTTTAAGGTATCAGAACCAGTTTTGCATTCAATAAACACAACCTTACTATCTTTTAAGCACATAAGGTCAGGAAAACCATTCTCACTCAATCTAATAATGTTTAACACCATATAACCTTTGTCTTTGTATTCCTTTATTACTTTAGATTGATAGTTCATAATCCCTTTTAAACATTCTCAATGTATAGTCCTTTTTATTAGTAACACTCTTATATATTTTTGATTCAATACCTTTTCGAGCAAATACCCAATAGACATCATTGTTCTTTCTTTCCATTGTAGTCATCCTATCTTTTGACTGGAAGTAACTGATTGCACTGAAGTCAATGTTATAATACACTAACGCATCAGCTTCACGCAATGATATACCTTCACGACCTGATATGATCTGAAGTGCTATGTTCTTATCACTACCATTAAAATCATATAATGTAGTACATAATGTATCACCGAACACTTCCTTTAATATATCGAGTTCACCTTTAAACTTATAGAACAAACCAATCTTTTGCCCTTTGAACTTATCACGTATGTATTCCGCCTTTGATGTGTCAAGTATAACAACACTACCATCCTCAAGAATACACGAACCACTGCATAGTTGATGTATCTTGTTTTTCATCTTGACTGATGTGTCAGCTATGATTGCTCCAGCCTTACCCACAACGATTTTATCTTTCTTTAATGTGTTAATGATGTCATGTGTGCTTTCCTTTATGTCACACCACAATATGTGTTCATTCACATTAGATTCAAATCCAGCCTCTGATTGTGTGTATGTTATAATGTGTTTATGAATATATGGTTGAATTTTATTATAGTCAGCATTTGAATAGTCTTTAACATTAGCATAACCGAAATTGCGTTCAGTAACATTAACAAACTCCTTTGCCCATTTATAAAAGTTTAATTGTTTAAACGGACTATTTAAACTAACCCAATATTGATGATAAATTTGCGAATAGCTTTCCGCGTTTGGTGTACCGGATAAGAATATCATTGGCAATGTGGACCAACGTTGTTTGATAAGTTTAGTTGATTTGTTTGGCTTTGGAAACGAACCATTTCGATGGTGTTCATCAGATACCAATATATCAAAGTCACCATCTACTTTGTGCAGTGATTCATTGTTTATTATTGTTATATCAAAGCTAAAACCAAATTTATCATAATCATCTTGAATGCTGCTAATGGCTTTCTTTTTAGTTATGAATAAAACATTTGATGCACCAAGTTCTTCGCATATTGATAATGATGTTAGTGTTTTGCCAGTCCTAACCTCCATCTGCAAATAGAGCAAACGATAGTCTGCAATGATGTCAACACCACGCCTTACAATGTCCTTTTGATAATCTCTTAACTCCATTAAAACAACTTTTGTTGCAGTTTATGGTCATTCAACCTTTTTATGGCTGCATCATAATACTCTTTATCCAACTCACACGCTGTCAGGTCAAAACCAAGATTGTGACAAGCAATGGCAATACTTCCTGAACCAAGATGTGTATCAAGTATTTTATCTCCTTCCTTTGCATAGTTCATCAATAACCATTCATACAACTTAACTGGTTTTTGTGTTGGATGTATTTTTTTACCATTATGTAAAGCTGATGTTGTTCTATATTTTTTGGCATTAGATTTAAAACTTGTTAAAGCTAACTCACCATCTGCCATTGTTGGTAAATGTTCTATATTAGGTTTGTCCCAATAAATAAAACACCGAGTATTTTTTAAATGCTCTATAAAATAATTTCCACCCCATATAATATAATTTTTAGAAACTCTCATAAGTTCAATAAAATACTCTTTTGGCGGTATTGTGTCATCCCATCCTTTATTTAAATCTTGATTATTTCTTCCAACATTTAATTTTACTCCATAAGGAGGGTCAACAATTGCAAGGTCAAAGTGATTGTCTTCATACCTTGCCATAAGGTCCATATTATCTTCGTTTGTTATATTCATAATTTAAAAAGGTAAATCGTAATCTATCATGAACCATCTATCACCATTGGTATGACCTTCGGTATATTCACCGCCAATGTAGTTGGCATACTTCTTAACCCAAATGTTGAATTTCTTTTGTGTTAACCATTTCTTATAATCTTGATAATCATTGACAAACTGGTCATACATATTTCGTTTGTTAAGTCTAATATTAAATAATTCAGTTCCATCATAATTGCACCACTCATAAAACTCTTGTGATGTTTCACTAATAAATTTACGCAATTTGATATTCTTTGCATTGGTTTGTTTAATTAGTTTATGTTTAAAGTATAATTGAATACAACCAACCATGTAATTGTCAAATCGTGAATACTCATCCTCATCCCAGTCATCAAATAATGTTCGACCAAAATCATCATAAGGAGTTAAATCACTATTATAATATTGAGCCACCTCAACTTCATGCCTTCTTCTATCATGACTATTTCCTTCACCTTTGATTGCATAGTTGGTTGATATAAGCATTTTTGGTGATTCCTCAACACCAAGTTTTATTGCATCCTTTCCTTTGCGTTCTAATGTTATTCCTTCAGTCACTAAACTAAACTTTGATTCAAAATCAAAATTCTTCTTAACATCATCAAAGACAAGTATTTGTGTATCTTGACTAATTGTTTGATATGGAAATGATTTCTTATCATCAAATGATTTGCCATCTAATATGCCAACACGCCTGATTTCTTTTAAACCTTGCACAAATAAACCTTTTCCAGTTCCACCTTCAGGATTGTCACTAATTACCTCATCATTTAGTATTATAGCTTTATTATCAATCTTATTCTTATAAGTATGTAATAAATAACCAATTGTGCATTGAATGGATAATGGTTCACCGCTGGATATGTTATTTATGAATTTTGCATAATCGTTGTCAATCTTATCACTTTCTACATAATCACGATCAATGATTTGGTTCTTCCATATATACCCATTTACATTCACATACTCATTTAAAAATAGTTTGTCCTTTGTAACTTCCAAAATACCATTCCTAAATGCAATAAATGATTTGTGCTGGGTATCATTCAACATCATCAAGTCAATTGTTTCAAGTATGGTTAAAAACGAATCAGTAAACAAATTTTGATATGTTGCAACATATGAATAAACATCAATCTCATTATTGTCAAGTAAGTATTGCAAAACAAAATCCTTTATTATTTCGGTTGATGTTTCACTTACAATATTAGATTTGATTTTGACAAATGATGGTTTAAGACTATCAGCAAAAAAGAACTTTTTAAATCCATTACGTTCCAAGAATAGTTTATATTTTAAAGGATCTATTTTTATATTCTGCTTTTTGTCATAATACCAAAAGTCATCATGTTCTGATTCTTCACTTACTTGGTCATAAACATCATCATTAATGTTGTGCAGTTCCTTTACTTTTTCCTTACCATATTTAAGGTCCTTTTTTATTGCATCAGTTTTGGACCAATCTTCAAAATATTTTATTGCAAATGGTCTAATTCGATATGCACTTTTAATTGTGTTCTTTGTTTCATCTTCACTAAACTCACCATGAACCACATTGTTTAATATGTAGTTGACTGCATTAATCTCCTGAACACCATATTCACAAAATGCACTGGCAATGTCCAAGATAAAATTATTACGTTCACCCTCAATAAAATCCTTTTGCCAGTTGAACTTCATTATCAGTTCAATCTTTTTAAAATCATCATTGATTGGAATCGTTGGAACTTTATCAGCAATTAAAAAACCATCATCAACCAGCTTTGGATTGTACTGAATAGCTTCATAATTAATGTAAATATTTGGATCGTATGATTCGAAACAAACTCGGTCAACGTTGCAAGTAGCATTATCAAAATAGTCATAATTAAAATCCTTGTTAAACTGCTTAAAATATTGTTCATGTTCTTTTGCATTACATTTTGGTATTGATACAATGGCTTTATATCCATTTCGTGATGGTGACATAAATACCGAAACAATATGTTTGTTTTGCTTCAGTTGGTCAAACATCATATCCATTTTATTATTTGGTATTTTATCAAAGTCCAGCACCATTAAACCACTATGTTCTTTTAGTCCTGACTTTTTGCGTTGTGTAAATACACCGCCAAAGATGATACAAGGCAATTGATTTTTTAATTTGGAACGTGCATCAGCTTCCAGTTTCATCATCTTATCAATGATGTGTTTTGACTTTCCTTCCTTTATTCTTTTTAGTGATTGGTCAAGTTGGACATCATAGGGCACATCCGATGACTTGAATAGTGATTTAAAGATAGAAATCTTTGTGTTTTTTATCATATTGTGGCTACAAATTTATAATTTTTATTTTTAGACTAACAAAACAAATCCTATGTGTCCGCGTAAAACGCTGATAATCATATAGTTTAACGATTTAGGACACATTTATTTCCCAAGTGACCCCCCCCCCTTAAAATGATTTTGATTTTTGTGGGGGAGCAATAAGGGAAAAAATCTCAAAACGCGTCCTAATTAATAAAATGTTCTATTGCTTTGTCGATTGAACCATATGATTCTAAAACTTGCCATCCTAAATTTTCGATGTGCTTCTTTGAATAATGATCATAAGTTTCCAATCCTATTGATTGCAAATAAAAATGTCCTAAATCTTCTATTGTGTATTGCATAATGTATATATATTAAAATGCAATTATAGTATAAAAAAGTAATACAATGCAAGTTTATTTTATTTTTTTTATTGTAAAATATTTTTATACATTTGCAATTCAATATAACACGATGAAAAAAAATATATTAATCTACTTCGCAACATACCTTCCATTTAGCTTGGTATTGTTTGCACTTAATTATTCAGTCATTGCAACAATTATGTTTGTCATTGGCATTGTTTCACTATTAGAATTGTATAGTCATGACAGAATATGAAAAATCACAACTTCGTAAATTAGTATATGATAAACTTGATGAACTACAAAAAATGCACGTTGATTATTATAATGATGACGAAGAACATTATTCACCAGCTTTAAGAATAGAATCAAAAATTAGAGAATATCAAACCATATTGGAAAAACTTAAATGAAATTTCAAAACACAATATCAAACGAACTCAAAGATATTTTGAAGTGTTGCACAACTGTTCCTGAACGAATAAAGATTGCAGAGAAACACAACATATCAATCCACACACTTAATAGTGTACTTGAAGGAAAACGAAACATAACATATAACAATCACGATGCAATACTTGAACTACTTTCACAAGCAATAAGCAATGCAAAGTCTTTTCATATGTCATTGATAGATTATTTTCACGAAACAAAATTTATTAAATTTATATAAACATGGCAATTTTAGCAACAACAAACCAAACGAAAAAAAGCATTGAAATCATTCCTGCAGGTTCATATCCAGCAAGATGTTATTCAATGATCCACATTGGAACTATTGAGGAAACCTTCAATGGTGAAACCAAAGAACGAAACAAAGTAAGAATCACTTGGGAACTACCAACTGAAACAATGACATTCAATGAAGAACGTGGTGAACAACCTCGTGTCATTGCAAAGGAGTTTACTCTTTCGCTTCACGAGAAATCAACACTTCGTGCATTCTTGGAATCTTGGCGTGGTAAATCATTCACCGACAAAGAAGCAAGTTCATTTGATGTGACCAACCTTCTTGGCGTTCCTTGTCTTTTGTCAATCACGCACAAAACATCAGGCAATGGCAAAACCTATGCAAATATTGCCAGTGTGTCAATGCTACCAAAAGGAATGGATTGTCCTGATCAAATTAATCAGAATCAAGAATTTACCTATGATAATTTTAAGGAAGAATTATTTGATTCCTTTCCTGATTTTATCAAGGAAAAGATTGAACTATCTAAAGAATACAAAAATTATATGGATAATAAATTACAATCATTAAGAGTAACTTTAGATGAAAACCTCCCATTTTAACGATATAGCAAACAATGTAATTCAGGGGATGACCGATCCCCTGATTGCATATGCAGAACTCAAAGAATTGAAACGCGAGATTGACCAAGCAATTAAGGATGTTGAACCTATTGCATTGGAGGAATCAGAGAAGTATGGCAAATCCTTTGAACTGCATGGTATTAAATTTGAACGAAGGAATGGAGCAACACGCTATGACTTTAAGCACATTGAACAATGGCAAATGTTGCACCAAGAACTGAAGAACTTTGAAACCGCATCGAAACAAGCACTTGCAGCAATGAAATACAACGCAAATTATGTTGATGAGAATGGTGAGCAGATTCCAGTTCCAAGATTAACCTATACAAAAGATTCACTAATTACAAAATGAAAAACGTACACCCTTATTTAATACCAGCCTTTGATGTTTATGAGATTAATAAACAACTGGCTGAATATACAACACCTGATGCAATAAAATATCAGGTTGCAAAATACTATGCAAAGAAACCAATCATCAAAGTTTTGTATGGCAACTTAACCGCTACCGATATGAAGGATTTGATTTGTAGTAAAACACGCAAACAAGAAATCATTCGTGGAAGGTATGCAACCATTTATTTTTTGCGTAATATATTAAACTTAAAACTTGCATCGATTGGAAAGTTGATGGGCTTTCGTGACCACTCCACAATTATTAATGCACTTAAAACATATGAAGCATTATGTGAGTATGAAAAACCATCGTTTGAAGATCACATCAATTTGTGTTCAGTTTTTAAAGTACCAAACCGAATCCAGTTTTTAAGATGAACCCATTAATTAAACTATATTTATTGTCACTTGAGATGATTCCTTTGTTGGATGATGTTGAAATACAAGGTGTCAAAGTACAACGTGATATTAAACGTGTGTCACGTACCCTTGAAACATTTGTTGTGGATGCTTGTGATTTACTTGAAAAACAAGATACAAAGAATGAAATCCATGACAAATTGGTGACAAACTTTAGTAAGTTAATGGATAGTTTAACGGAAGAAAATATTGTGAATCTGTGATTTTTCATTTATTGTTTATTTATTTATTCCAACCCACATCATCGTTTGATGGTGTGGCAAGGAGTAATTCATTGGTTGACGCAATCATTTATGTTGAATCACGCAACAATCCAAACGCTTGGAACAAACGTGAAGATGCTTGTGGTGTTTTGCAGATTAGACCAATCATGATAAAAGATGTGAACCGCATTTTAAAACGCAATCAATACACCTTAAATGATAGATGGAGCAAAACAAAATCCATTGAAATATTTTATATTATACAAGAATACTATTCACCCAACGGAACACCTGAACGCATTGCACGTGTTTGGAATGGTGGACCAAACGGATACAAAAAACCACAAACACTTGCCTATTGGCACAAAGTCAAAGAACAATTATGAACTGGAAATACTACATTCTCACACTTGGATTTGCATTGATTGTTGCATCATTAATGATCAACGATTTAACACGCATGAAAAACATTGAACCGCCTATCCTAACCAATACCGATACAATATATTTGCAATTGGATAGCTTACAAAAACAACAAGATACAATCAAACTATATTATGAAAAAGAAATATCTAATTATCATATACTTCCTTCTTCTGAACGCATTCGCTTATTCTCAAACCGCATTAATCGATGAAAAGACTGGTGATACTTTGGTTATTATTACCATTAGTCAAATGGATAATATTTATGTTGAATTGTTGCAAAAAGATTCTCTTGTTGCTCAATCGAAAATAAATGCATTTAAGGAACTTAAATACACCCAGTTAATAGATAGTACACAAACAAACCTTAAACGCACTCAACACGCTTTAAATGACCTTAAACAACGTTATGATGTTGTACTGACCAGCAACCAAAGACAACAACACAAACTTAAACGTTCACGCCAATCACTATTGATTGCACTTGGTGTTATTGCTTTGCAGATTGTTTTAAAATAAATGCGTAAACCTTGCCACTTGACCATGATCTTTGTGTAATAGGAAACCTTCAATCGCTTTTGGTGAATGCTGGAATCCATTCCGATGATGCCATGAATCCGTACCGCTTGGTGAACGTAATGACTCAATTGTGATACCCTGATAATCTTTCGATTGCTTATGGTGAACATGGTGGGTAAAAATGTATCTGTGCTTTGTATTTGCCCAATATTCTTTTGCCTCAACTGCCATGAGCAATGGAAGGTCATTCATCTTTGCACCATCACCATGTGTTGTGCCAATCACGTTCTGACCATACTGAAAATACTTTCGATGTGCAATTGAGCAATCAAAGGTCATGTTCTTGTTATTTCTAAACCACGTTTGAATGACATCCGCTAAAAAGAATCCACTTTGATAGTCATGGTTAGATGGATTGAATGTGAAGTGTACATCAGCCAATGGAAGCAACATTTCAAGAACATCAACATAAACTTGTTTTGCTTTTAAAAAGTTTGAGTAAAACATTCCATCCGTATCTTGATTTGTCCCTGAAGTTGTTTGTCTTTTGGGGGAATCGATGTGAAGTATATCATTGCCACCAATAAAAAGTATTTGGTCTATATTATAACCACGTGATTTGTCAATGATGCCTTGCACACCTTCCTTCACACGTTGCACTGCAATGTTTGTGTTGTAGTCCTCACCAGTTTCAAACGCTTCACAAAGTTTGCCAATGTGAACATCAGCTGGATCAACAACCAATAAATGACCATCTTGAATTTTGGTCCTTGTTAATGGTGGGTAGGTTGGTGCATAATCTTTTAAATCATTGATTAGTTGTTCACGAATTTTATCATAATCAACCGCACCTTCAAAGTCAGGATTCTTAAAAAATAAACTTGTGTCTTTGGTTTTAACCCAACCATGTTTGACATTGTGAGTTGGTACACCAGCCATTTCACAATAGTTGTCAATCTTGGATTTTAATTTTAAGAAGTATTTTTTTGCACTGGCTGGTGATTTACCAGTCAAGTCAGCTATCCTTTTATAATATTGAACACGTTGTTCATTATCAAATTGTGGATACTTGTTAAAAATCTCAATCCATTCATCCGAATAAATTAATTTCATTTTGTACATTATATGATGGACACGCTTTGTTTGAAAACTCATTGTGTCCATGAATATTCACATCAGGATAACAACCTTTTAACTTTTTTACAAGTCTAATAATTGAATCCTTTTGTGCTTTTGTTCTTGTGTCTTTTGGTGTTTTGCCATCTGCTTCAACACCACCAACATATGCAATTCCAATTGAATATTTGTTTTGTCCTTTGGTGTGTGCTCCAATCAATTCAATTGGTCGCCCAGCATTTATGTTGCCTTTTAAATCTATTACATAATGATAACCAATGTCAGACCACCCACGATTTAAATGCCATCTTCGTATTGTATCAACGCTTATGTCATCCCCTTCACGTGTTGCAGTACAATGAATGATTATCTTATGGATTGCCCTCATATTTGTTTTTTAACATCCTTGATCTTTGAAATCATTTGTTTGAATTTATCAATAAACGAATATCCTTTGACTGCAATGAATGATTCATCCATTGACTTAACTTCAATGCTGATTAAAGTTAGTGCAGTGATTTTGGTTGCAAGAAATTCCACATCCACAACACTCATTGTTAATTCATTTATAATAAACACATCCGAACCATACACCATCATAATAGTTGTTATGTATGAAATTAGTTTTGGAATAAGTCCATTCCTAAATATTTTGGATGTGATTTTTTCGTTTAATTGTTTGGCTTTCCAAATGCCAAATGCAGTATCAATAATGGTGCTTAAACTTATTAAAATTATAAGCGGTTTTATTGGTGCAAAAAATAATATGATGACTTTCAATATGGATGTCAAATAAACTTTCATTCTTCTTCATCCGTTTCAGGAACCACACAGAATGTTGATTCAGGATATTTTTCACAGTAAGCCTTTAAATATAAACCACTATCACCAGCAAATGTGTGAACACCAACTGGGTCTGGATACACCTCATAATCCTCTAAACTTTCAACCTCTTCATTTAATAACATATCAACTGAATATTTAGTCGATAGGTCTGTGCATTCGCCTTCCTCATCAAATGCTTTGCAAATATGTCCTATTTCAACGATTGCGTTTATGGATTCGATTAATGTTTCATTTCCTTCCTCATCTTCTTTGTATAAGGTTGGTCTTATGGTTTCCCATTGCTTGTCTGTAAATTCGTATTTTTTAAAAATCATTTTTTTATGTTGTTAATGCTGCTAATTCGCTATTTGATAATTTTGTATTGTATAGTTTAAAATCGTTTATATCTTTCTTTTGTAATTCAGTTCCATCAAAATAAGAATTTAATACCAACGCAGACATTGTCGGTACAGTTGCACTTGTATCTGTGCCAACTTGAGTACCATTTATGTAAGCGACATAATCATTCGCTTTATATCCAAATGCAACTTTATATCTTTGTCCATTCACTATATTACCTCCGTTTATTTGAACACCACCACTTGAATAAAATATAAACTGACTACCTCCATATAATCCTATTTCGCTACCACTTGCACCTAACCAAAAATGACTTTGACTGACACCATCTGTTCTTTGTGCTACAAAATCCATATAAACAACCCCCTCTGTTTGTCCTATTCTATCCGCAACGTTTGTTATACTACACGCATCCGCATTTCTCGTAACGGATGAGCCTGAAGTATTTATCAGGGTTGTGGGGTAGCTGCCTTGTTCGACTTGTAAACCATATAAGAACACACCACTTGAGCCATCTCCTTGATAACTTGTTGAAGTATTTAATATGCTATAAACAAGTAATCTTGATGTAGTAGCGTTTGTTGTTCCTACCACAGAACATCTATACCATCCATTACCATAGCTTTCTATTACTCCACCACTATCAGCAGAGCCATTAGTTAAATCAAAGTTTACGTTAAATCCACTTGACCACCCTAAACCACCATCGCCAAAACGTAAATTTCTATTTGTACCATTACTTTTAGCAAAAACACTAATACTATAAGTTTGTCCACTTGATAAGTTAAAATCTTTAAACATAAAGTGAGTATCATTTGCAGTATTTTCTTTAAGTAAATCTGCATTTAACGTACCATTTGGACTAACAGATACGTTTGATTGTATTGAAGAATTTATTTCGTTAAAACCATTAGAACCAATAGCCTCGCTATAAGTAATCAAATTCGTCCTCTGAGGCTCCAAAATTAGTGAGCCATTGGTGTTGTCTTTGTAGTCAACTCTTGGCATATTTAAACGAGTTGTCGTTGGAAAATATGTCTTTGCGGATGTGCCTTTGTTTACTTGGGCTCCCCATATATATACCCCTGAGCTTCCATCTCCTTGATAAGTTGCTTGATTATTGCCCGTAGCCAAATACACTTGAAAGTCAACTTGTGTAACAGATGTAGAGGTAAGAGTAATATCATACCATCCGTTTTCAATAGATGTTATAGAATATGAATCAGGAGAGCCAAGTACCGTACCCGCAACACCATTTTCTAAGTCGAAATAAACTCGATTATTTTGTTCAAAGTCACCGAACAGTATCCACTTTCTTTCTTCCGCCTTTGCTTTTATAGAGAGTGTAGTCTTTCCACTGCCCGTAGTTATGTTATTTTTATACAATATATGACTATCATTACTTGAGTTCTCAACTAATTTAAAAGCGTTATTCTCTCCATCAGGAGACGTAAATCCACTTGTTATACTCGCTTGATATTTTGACCAAGATGAATTGATAAAATCCTCTGAATAAGTCAAAAGGTTATACGGCATCTCTTGGATATAGCCGTCTGAATCTGTGTATGTTCCCGTTGTGCTTCTTGAGAATGTGAAGTCTTCTGCGTAGAACTTTTTATTCTGCTCGTAGTATCCAAGTAAGTTTCCTGACTTACCAGCCCAGTTGCCACCGCCTAATTGTATTGTTGGTTCTGCCATTATAATATTGTATAGTTATAAAATTCTGCTAAATTATTGAAACTCAAGTTTACCTGACCAGTCAAATCACTCAACTCCTCATCACTTAATGCCTCGTTAAAAGTCATTAGTTGTTTTGTTTTGCCGTAGAAAGGTAAAGCTGCATCTCCCCTATCAAATGATAGCTCTGATAAGCCAACTGGAGCGAGTCCACTTGTATCTGTTGCAACCTCAACTCCATTCACCCACAAAGCGAAATCATTTGCTTTGTATTTTACCGCAACTTTTAAATAGTTAGTTATTGTTTGACTGCTTGTCATTAATGCTTGGTTTGATGCTCCAGACCTTATGATTGTTCTTAATGTGTTTGTTGCCGAATACCCAATTGTAATGTTATTATCTTGACTTCCATCTGATATTGAAAGTCTTGTTGTTCCATCACCAACCTCCGCCAACGCTGCTATCTCCGCAAATAAAACCCCTTCCGAGTCATTAAACGTCGCAGCAGTCCCAGCATTGGTGCAGACATCTGCGGTGCGAGTTGCGGTTGCTGTCGTCGTTGGTATGATGGATGTGGGATAGCTGCCAACCTCTGCTTGTGCGTGTTGCAAATATATGAAATCCCCATTGCTTGTATTAACATTTCCAACTGCATTTGCAATATAAACTTGAACAGACCCAGAGCCACTTGCAACAGACATATTTAATCTATACCATTCGTTACCCACACTTTCAATACTTGCACTTGTAACACTTGCTTGACTTCCAATAGAGCCTGATTCAAGATTATAATATACAACTCCGCTTCCTAATACAACCGCAACAAATTTTGAATTTCCAGCTTTAGCATAAATTGAAAAAGTATATGCACCACTTGAGAGAGAATTTGAATTTATTCTATCATTATTGCTTCCGTTACCCACTAATTTCCAAGCATCTGTTGAGTTAAAAATTCCGCTTTGATTCCCAGTAATTGTCGTATTCGTTAGCACCCAAGTAGTGTCTAACTGATTAGATTGAAGTATATTATTAGTCCTCTGCGGCTCCAACAATAAACTCGCACAACTTGCTCCACCGCTATAATCCAAGCGAGGTACATTTGCCGACATTGTTTCAATCAACCCTTCAGCGTTCACCCTCGTTGCACTTGATGAACGAGCAAAGGTGAAATCGCCATCTCCGTTGGTCGGTCTTAATGAATAAAGTTTTGTTGATTTATATCCGCTTGGTATTTGGATTAAACTTGCCTTATCTAATATGCTCATTTGATTCTGTTTAAATTATTAATTATACAACTCCTATTCTCAACCACACCGCCGTCAGCTAACACTCTTAATTTGTATGCCTCAAAAAGAATCCGACCAATTGAATCGAATGTCTTTATTGCACTATATTGAACGCCAAACCCTATCATTAAAGCTTGATCAATAATACAGATCCACTTGCAACATTTACAGTCTTGAATGGTCGTTCACTCGCTGGAGCAATTACCATCCCTTTGGTCAATGTCTTTCCAGTCAATCCCCATTCTGCAAGAATGTCATTGTCTAAAACATCACTTAATGCATTGAACACACAGTCATCATTGACCACCAAAAATCTATAATTTGTTTCAACAGTTCCAGTCACAACCGCACCATTGTCTGCATATTTTCCGCCTTTTAAAGCAACTAATTCTTCTATTGTCATTTTTTAAATACTTTCTCTTACACTATATTCCATGATAACTCTTGCACATTGCGAAGTGCTATCAAATAAAATTTCTTGATTGGACAAATAAATTTGTTGAATTGTTTTGCCACCGCTTACACCTTTAAATCGATTTAAAATCAAATCAATTTGGTCAGCAATATTTGATGCTTCAGCAAATCCACCATTGCCATCTTTTACTTTACTTGCAAAAATATTTATTTCAACATCGTGGTTTATTATTGAGTATCCATCCTTAAAGTTTTCAGGTGTGGATTGTTCGGTTATAATAACACGCGGAAACAAATTTTCTTGTGCAGCAAGTCCATAGTTCAATTGCTCAACTATACTTGTTATTGATGTAACATTTAGCAGTTGATAGATAGCACCTCCAATCATTTATGCAAATTTGTACTATCAATCAAATTTATTAGTGTAAACTTTTTTACTTTGTTTAGCAGTTTTTGATGCGTTGCATGATCTGCACAATGCTTGAAAGTTATTTTCATCCCATTTATCACCACCATCAGACACTGGAACAATGTGGTCAGTGTAGTATGATGATTGATGACAATCCACAACCTCACACACTGGATGCTGCATCTTATATGCAAGTGATAATTTTCGCCAACGTGATGTATTGTAAAATTTCAAATCCGCTTGGTCCTTCAACCAATTCTTTTTCTTCTTTGGTTTATTCTCTTTAAACGAATAAACTTTGCGTGGCATCTTTGGCATTAGTCAGGATGATGTGTGTTGCCTTGCAAACGATGATAATCACCATTGCCATCACGCCAATAAATATAAGATTCATAAAACATAAATTCTCCATTCTTGAAATAATCACCACCACCTTCAGGTGTTGGAGCTGCTGCATTCCCTTTCATTTGGAATAAGTCTGCACGTACTTTGTTCGATTCAGTTACCTCACCCTTTTTATATTTAGCAAATGTACCCTCTTTAATTGCATAGGTTGTTTCCTTTTGAACAACTGGGATAACTACTGCACCGACATCAATATCCGCAGTCACTTCAAAATAATCTATTTGGTCACTATTGTTAGGATCAACAACGCCAACAATATCACCTTCATAAATTCTGTCACCATCATAAGCTGGAATACTTAATTGTTGAACAACGTGATTATCAGGAAAAAATGTTTCTACATAATCAACTCCTTCAAAAACACCACCATCGTCAACTACTCTATTTTTTTGGAATACTGCATAAGTGTCTGATGAGTTTAAAACTGGTGAAAGTTCATCAATTCCACGATAAATTTTATTTCTAACACTAACAACTTCACCACCAACTGGACCAATGTCATCAACCGTATCATAATCATTGATGTCTTTTGGTG